CTAGGGCCTGTTGTGGAAGTCCTGGTCGCGCGGGGTCTGGCATCGATGGGGGCGTCGTTGTCAGTGGTGCTGTGCATGATCGGCGCGTCAGCTTTCGCGGAGGTAGGGAAGCACCATGCCGATCACAAACCAGCAGGTAGCGGGACACGCGTTCCTGCAGCAGATGTACGACGACTCGTACTTCCCTGATCACGTGGTCGACCGGGGGAAGGCGATCCTGCTGCGGCTGTGCGAACGCGTGGAGGTCGAGCAGCCATCGGATCTGGAGACCTTGTATGCGCTCACCCAGGCTGCGACGGAGGAGTTCAACCTGCTGGACAGGGAGTTCGTGGCGGCCGGGAGCGGGATCGAGACGGTTGCGCGTGAGTGGATTTGTGACGAGTTTTGCTTTATCGCGTCGGCATACGGGTTCATGGATGCGGATGCGGAAGAGCTGACCTCAGGTCGGGACTGGTGAACGAGGACGGGCAGGCCGCCTTCGGTCAAAGCCATTCGTTGAGAGCTGCGATCAGCACGGTTGCCTCGTAGCGGACGGCGAGCTTGTCGTATCGCGTGGCGACTGCGCGGTGTCTCTTGAGGCGGTTGATCCCGCACTCGACCGCATGGCGCTCGCGGTAGTCGACCGGGTCGAAATGCGGCGGGCGGCCGCCGCGGGAGCCGAGCTTTCGGCGGTTGCGCGCCTGGTCGGCCTTGTCCGGGATGGTGCAGCGGATCCCGCGGCGACGCAGGTAGGCGCGGTTTCTGCGGGAGGCGTAGGCCTTGTCGGCACGCACCCGATCGGGGCGGACACGTGGCCGGCCCGGCCCGATGCGGGGCACGCGGACCTTCTCCAGCACCGGTTCGAACTGCGGCGAGTCCCCACGCTGCCCTGCCGTCACCACGATCGACATGGGCTTCTGACCCTGCTCGACGGCCAGGTGCAGCTTGGTGGTGAACCCGCCGCGCGACCTACCTAGCCCATGATCACGGGGCTCGGTGAAGACGCCACCTGGTGGTTCTTTCTGCAGGTCGCCCTGCTTGCGAGCCCCGGCCGCATGCTGATGGGCGCGGCACACCGTGGAGTCGACGCTCAGGTCCCACGTGATGGCACCCTTCGCGTCGGCCAGGGACTGGAGCCGGGCGAGGATCCGCTGCCACGTGCCGTTCCGCTGCCACCGGCGGAACAGGTCGTAGATCCGGCTCCACGGTCCGTACTCGACGGGGACGTCCCGCCATGGAACACCGGTCCGGACCCGGAACCGTATGCCGTCGATCAACTGCCGCCGAGGCCAGACGGGCGGCCGCCCTGCCCTGGCCCCCTTCGGCAACAACGGCTCCAGCACCGCCCACTGCTCGTCCGTGAGATCTCCCCGACCCATGAACCGTGATCATCCACAGTCCAAGATCCACTTTCGATACACGGCCTAGAGCCCTCTGCCCGGGCCGTACGACACACGTCCGAAGTGCCGTACGGCCCAGGCAGCGGGATTAGCACCTACAGGCTGTCCAGGATCTTCGCCCGCCGGTCCCGGTACTCCTCGTCCGTTATCGCCCCGGACGCCCGCAGCTGATCCAGCGTCTGCAGCCGCGTCGCCACATCCGGAGCGCCCGCCGCAGGAGAAACCGGCCCCCGTGCACCAGCCGGTCCACCGGCCGCCTCAAGGTCCGCGATCCGCGCTCTCAACGCATCAGCGAGAGCCTTGCCCGCGTCCTTCGGCATCTGCTTAATCTCCGCTTTGTTGCCCGACGCGAACACCGTCAAGGTTCCCGTAATCATGCCGCCCGACCACTGCACCGAGCTGATCCGCCCGTACGGGAAGTCCTCGAGCTGCTGCGACATCACCCCGTGCTTCAGGAAGATCAGCCGCTGGCTCGTCATCGCGACCAGCCCATTGCCTTTCCCGTACAAGCCCGTCGCCAGCATCTGAACCGTCTCGCCCTCCCACAGCACCTCAGGCAGACGCTGAATCTCCCGCTTCGAACCCAGCGTGCTCTGCAGCCGCTCGGCAGCCGCGTCGATGTCTGGCCGTACGTTGAACTTCGCCATCAGGAACCTCACTTCACCAGGGCCGGTGTGAATGCGGCCTGTGTGGGGCCAGTGCCGCGGATAGACGTGGGGAGCTCCTGATCGTATCGGGACCACCACCACCCGAACTCCCTGATCTTCACAAGACCACCCTGGGCCGGGTGGAGGAGAGGGCGTCGCCCAGGTGACCTGAACACCGGGCGACGCCCCCACCTCACCACGCGGAAGGAGGCCCGCATGCTGCACCGCACGCATTTCATCACCGAGCTGCGCGAACTTCCGCACGAGGATGGCTGGCTGCGCGCCGAGGGCACCGGCCGGGCCTGCCTCGTCTGCTCCTGCGGACTCAACACAGGCTGGATCCCACGCCGCAAGGCCGACCAACTGCGGAGGCAGCACGGCACCCCGCTGATCGCGCTCACCCAGCAAGAACGCCCATCAAGGTCGAGCTCAACATCACCGGCGCCAGCTCGGCGTTTCTGAACTTCCTCAGATGGCGCCGGACCGGTGGGAGGTGACCCGCCGTGCCCTCCCGTTGTCATGCCATACCAAGGAGCCGCATGCTCTCCCGTCTGCTCTACAGGTTGCGCGTACACCACCGATCAGACCGCGCGAGGCGACGCAAGCCCGTATGCCGATGCGGTCGCCGCCACCTAGGCCCACGCCTCAGCAGGTAACCCAGACGTGCGGGGCCGCGCTGCTCTTCCACGGCGCCTGACAGGAAGCCCTACGCGGCGTAAGCCCTGTCGCGCGGTGGTACGACTCCCGCGACCCCGCACTCAGGCCCAGCACACGCACACCAGCGAGGCGGGCCCTCGCCCTTTCCGAATGGAGAACCCCATGCCCCGCCTTCAGGTCCTCGAACTCCCCATGGAGCACGACGAGAACCCCATCATGGACAGCACCCCACCACGCACACCGTTCGCCCTCATCCTCGACCAGCTCGACTCCCAGGCCGCCGAGGGCCTCAGGTCCCGGCCGGACGTCCTCACCGCCTTCGCCAAGGCATGTGGCGCACGAGCCATCGGCGTCTTCGAGTACACCGTCGACGTGAGCTGATCACGCAACTCACCACCTTCACCCCGCGCATGGTCATCGCTCCCTCGTTCCGTGTGGCCCAGGTATTCATCCGGGACTCAGGCTTGAACCCGCGTGAGTGCAAGGTGGCGACCTCGGCATTCCACCTGGAGGGCTACCGCCTGCACGACTGGGAGACCTGGTTCCTACAGGGCATGTGGCCATGCCGCACGCACGAGGACGTACGGACCATGGAAACAGTGATGCACTACGCGCGCGTCCGAGGAGCCGACATCCGACGCTGGTGGACGTGAGCCGGCTGCTGCGCCGCATCGCGCGCCGGTGCGAGACCCACGACCGCCCGTCCTGCCCGCGCACCCGCAACCTGGAGAACAGCCTCGGCCTGCCGCTCAGCGCCCCGCCCGCCAGCCTGGCCGACACCCTCAGGAATCCCGCACTCATCGTCACCTGCCCACACGAGAAGGCAACCCATGGCTGAACCCACCGTGATCCATCTCCCCGAGCTCCCCCAGAGGATCACCCGCGAACAGGCCCTCGCAGCCCTGGAGATTCTCGGCCTGCCCAGTTCCGTGTCCAACTACGAACTGGACTGCACAGACGGCATCACGGTCGGCCTGCTGGCACACGACAGCGAGGGCCGCCGGCTCAGGGTGGGCGATGGCCCGGCCATCATCACCGTGCAGATCCCGTTCGCCAACGAACAACCGGATACCGGCGACGAAGACCCTGCACCCGTCTACTTCCTCGAAAGCCGGGCAGCGCTCACCACCGAGCAGTGCGCAGAGATCAGACGACGCTGGCGCGAGCTCTACAGCGACGTGGTCCACCGCGAACACCCCGAGCCCTGACGTGCCCTCCCGAGCTCCTCGCCCCTGCACCACAGGCGCATGCCCGGGCACGCCCGTACGAGGCAGCGCCAAATGCGCTGACTGCCTGGCCCGCTCCCGACGTGACCGACCCTCAGCCACCGCCCAGGGCTACGGCACCGAGCACCGCGACCGCTTCCGCGCGGCTGTCCTGCAGCGAGACCCCACCTGTGTGTGCACCACCGAGGGACACGGGCACGGCACGCCCTGCGGCGCACGCAGCGAGCACGCCGACCACTACCCGCTGTCCAAGCGTCAGCTCCGCGAGCGTGGCCTGGACGAGCACCACCCCACCTACGGCCGAGGCCTGTGCCCCTCATGCCACTCGCGAGAGACCGGCCGGCACCAGCCCGCCGGCTGGAACGACGCCCCGCCGTTCTGACGGAACGTAACGGGGGAGGGGGCCTGCGATCGCTGGCCCCGGGGGCCCTCGGAACGCGGGGGGGAGTCCCCTCTCGCGCTGACAGGTTTCGGGATCCGCCGTACCGCGGCCTCCGCCGTAACGGAGCGTGATCGAAGGACCCCTGTTATGGAGGTGATCATGAGTCAGGTGTGGATCGTCGCTGACGTGAAGCGCTTCGCCGCTGACGGCTGGGCGGACGACTGGGAGTTCGCCGGCGTCTTCACCACCCGGGCCGCGGCCGCCGCCGCGTGCACGCGCCCGGGCATGTGCCTGTTCTCCGCCGAGCTCGACGCCCTCGTCCCGAACGCCGAGGTCACCACCCGGCCGCCGGACCTGGCGTATCCCGCGGGCGCGGGGATGCGCCGTGGGTGAGCGCGGGCCCGCCGGCAAGCCGACCGCGCTGCGCGTGCTGCACGGCGATCGCAAGGACCGGATCAACACTGGCGAGCCGCAGCCTGACGCCGGCGAGGTCGCACCGCCCGACTGGCTCGGCGACCGCGCCCTGGAGATCTGGGACGCCTACGCGCCCGACCTCGAGGCCAAGCGTGTCCTGACCCCGTGGGATTGCGAGGCGTTCGCGAACTGGTGCGACGCCGCGGCCCGTCGGCGGGACGCTGCCGAGCACGTCGACGAGGAAGGCGCCGTGGTCGAGTTGAACGTGTTCAACAAGAACGGCGAACTCACCGGCACGCGTCGCGCGAAGAACCCCTGGCTCCTCGCTCTCGACGCCGCTGACGCCCAAGTCCAGCGCTATGGCGCTCGCTTCGGTCTCACCCCGTCCGACCGGGCAGGGCTGACGATCCCGAGCGAGGGCAACGGTCAGGGCGCGGAGCGGCTGCTGTCCTGACCTTCGGGAGGGTGCCATGTCCCCGGCCGCGACGACCCGGCGCCCCGCCCGCAGCAAGGCCGCCACCCGCCCGCGGCGTACCGTGCGGCGGCGCGTCCTCGAGGTCGATCACCACAAGCGCTGGCGGCCGGCCTCCCGCCGCGGCGGGACGTGCGGGTACACCCTCGACGACAAGACGTGCACCAAGCGCGGCGCGCACTACTGCGAGCCGCGCGCCGACAAGGTCGTCAAGTTCTTCGCCGAGCTGCTCATCCATCCCGCCGGCGCGCTCGCTAACACCCGCTTCGAGCTCGCGCACTGGCAAGAGCACGAGATCATCCGGCCCCTGTTCGGCGAGGTCCACTGGTCCGAGCAGTGGGGCCGCTACGTCCGCCGCTACACCCGCGCGACCATCGTCATGGCGCGCAAGAACGGCAAGAGCGCGCTGCTGTCGGGCATCGCCCTGTACATGCTGTGCGGCGACGGCGAGGAGTCCGCGGAGATCTACTGCGCGGCCGCCAACACCCGCCAGGCGAGCAAGGTGTTCGAGCCCGCGGTCAAGATGGTGCGCAAGTCGCCGATCCTCAACGCGCGGCTGAAGCACATCAAGAACATCCGCCGCCTGGTCGACGAGAAGACGAGCTCGCACTACGAGGCGATCCCGTCCGACGCCGACAACGAGCTCGGCCACTCGCCGCACTGCTTCATCCTCGACGAGGTCCTGAGCCAGCCAGACGCGACCCTGTGGGACGCCATGGTGACCGGCGCCGGCGCGCGGCATCAGCCGCTGATGCTGGCGATCACGACCGAGACCAAGGACGGCACCAGCTTCGGCGCCGACATGATCGACGAGGCCGACCGGGTCATGGAGGACCCGGCCCGGGCGCCGCACCACTTCGCGTTCGTGCGGAAGATGCCGCGGACCGTCGACGACCTTGAGCGGCTGTGGCGGCTGTTCCCGGCCCGGCCCGAGCTGCCGGTGTCGACCGACCCGTGGGACGAGGCCAACTGGTCCTGGCCCAATCCCGCGCTGGGGACCTTCCTGGCGGTGCAGGCCCTGCGGCAGGACGCCGCCGAGGCCCGCACCGACCACAGCAAGGAGAACGCGTTCCGGCAGTTCCGGCTGAACCAGCGCGTGAGCCAGGTGACGCGCTGGCTGTCCATGGACCTGTGGGACGCGCGCGCCGGTGAGGTGGCCCCGACCCCCGACTGGGTGCGCGCACGCCTCAAGGGCCAGCGCTGCTGGGGCGGCCTGGACCTGTCGAGCAAGCTCGACCTGACCGCGCTCGCCCTCGTCTTCCAGGACGGCTCGGTGCTGTGGCGGTTCTGGCTGCCCGAGTCGGTCGTCGACCAGCTCGACGAGCACACCAACGGGCGCATCAGCGAGTGGGTGGCCGAGGGCTGGATCACCGCCACCGACGGCGACACGATCGACTACGACCGGATCTACGACGACATCGCCGCAGACCACAAGGATTTCCGGATTGTCGACATCACGTACGACAAGTGGTCCGGCGAGCCGGTGCGGCAGGCGATCGTCAAGCGGACCCGTCTGACGATGGTCGAGTCGGACACCACGTACTTGCGGATGACTCCGCCCATGGCCGAGCTCATGCGTCGGCTGAAGTCCAAGGACGACGAGCTGCGCCACTTCGGCAACCCCGTCGCCCGGTGGATGGCCGACGTCGTCGAGAAGAAGTCCCCGCGCGACGACCCCGACCGGCAACGGCCGGTCAAGCCCGACCGCGACAAGACCGGCAAGCGCATCGACGGCATCCCCGCCCTGCTGTTCGCCCTGGACGGTGCGATGCGCGGCCTGCCCAAGAAGTCCGTGTACGAGAGCCGCGGAATGCTCGGCTGAAAGGGGGGCGAGCGTGGATCGGTGGGACGTGTTCGGCCTGGTGGGACTGCTGCTGCTCGGTGGCGGGCTGGGCCTGCTGGCGCCCTGGCTCGGCGTTGCCGTGGCCGGCGGGCTGCTGTTCACCGTCGCGGTGTGCGGAGCGTTGGCCGAACACCGCCAGGAGGCGCGCGAGCAGCTCGCTCACGCGGTCACAGGCAAGGGCGGTGAGCGCTGATGGGCATTCTGCGATCCGCGGCCGCCGCCGTCGCACACGCCAAGACCGGCCCGCTGTCCGGGATCGCGACCCCGGAGAAGTGGGTCGTCGACTGGGTCATGGGCGGCATGCAGAACAGCGCGGGAATCCGCGTCGACCAGGAGACGGCGATGATGTACGCGCCGTACTTCGCGGGCGTACGCGTCATCTCCGAGGACGTCGGCGGCCTGCCGCTGTTCATCTACGAGCGCCTGGCCCGCGGCAAGCAGCGCGCCTCCGACCACCCGCTGTACACCCTGCTGCACGACGCCCCCAACCCGATGATGGGCGCCCTGTCGTTCCGGGAGAACCTCACTGGACACGCGATGAACTGGGGCCGCGGCGCCGCCTACGTCATTACGCACGAGCGCACCGGCGTCATCGAGGAGCTATGGCCGCTGCGCCCGGACCGCCTGCACGTCAAGTGCCGGCACATGGGCAAGGGCCGTTTCGAGCGCTGGTACCAGTACCTCGACGACGTCAACGGGATCTACGCCAACCTCGCCCCCGGGGAGGTTCTGTTCGTGCCCGGCGTCGGCGACAACGGCTTGGGCGGCCACTCGATCGTCGAGCTGGCCGCCAACTCCATCGGCCTGGGCCTGGCCACCGAGCACTACGGCGCGAAGACGTTCGACAACAGCTCCGCTCCGGGCGGTGTTCTCTCCCACCCCGACACGGTCTCCGACGACGCCCGTAAGCGGATGCGGGCGGACTGGGAGGCCTACCACCGCGGCATCAACCGCGCGGGCCTGATGGCCATCCTGGAAGAGGGCGTCACCTGGACCTCCGTCGGCCTGCCCAACGACGCCAACCAGTTCCTGGAGACCCGCAAGCTCCAGGTCACCGATATGTCCCGGTGGCTGCGCCTGCCACCGCACATGATCGGCGACCTCGACCGGGCCACCTTCAGCAACATCGAGCAGCAGCAGCTCGACTACGTGTCCATGGCGCTGGCGTCCTGGCTCGTCCGGTGGGAACAGGCCATCGTCACGCAGCTCCTGCTGCCCGAGGAACGCCCCAGGTTCTACCCCGAGCACCTGGTCGACGGGCTCCTGCGCGGCGACACCGCGGCCCGCTACGCGGCGTACGCGATCGGCCGCCAGTGGGGGTGGCTGTCCGCCAACGACATCCGCGAGCGGGAGAACCTCAACGCCATCGACGACGGCGACGAGTACCTCGTGCCGCTCAACATGGTGCCCGCCGGCAGCAGCAGCGGCAGCGCTCCCGAGCGCTCCGTCGTACGGCTGGCGCGGATGCTGCGCGGCGGCCGCCGCTCCTGGCGTGCCCGGGCGAACATTGCCGCCGCCTGGGAGTCAAAGATCGCCGACGCCGACCAGGAGATCGCGGACCTGGAGGCCGAGAAGGTCGGCAAGCTCGTCGACGAGGACCTGCCCGCCGCCGAGGACGCCGAGCGCGGCCGCGGCTCGATCGCCTCGTTCGTCGCCGGCCTCGGCGCCCTGTACGCCGAGGATGGCCCGATCGGTGAGCGGATGACAGCGCTGTGGCTGCCGCTGTTCACCGAGTTCGCCGCGGACGTCGCCATCGAGGCCGCCGACGAGGTCGGGCACAAGGACGATGTCGACCTGTCCGTATGGGCGCGCGCGTACACCCTCGCGCACGTCGCCTACCGGCTCGCGTCCTCCTACGGGCAGTTGCGGAAGATCGCCCAGGACAGCGAGAGCGACCAGGTCGCGCAGGCGATCGTCGACCGCTTCACCAAGTGGCAGGAGGAGCGGCCCGAGCAGACGGCCCGCTGGGAGGGCAGCCAGCTCTCCAACGCGGCCGCCCGCGAGACCTGGAAGGACGCCGGCGTCACCACGCTGAAGTGGGTCACGCAGGGGTCCAAGAACTGCCCGTACTGCACGAAGCTCGACGGCCGTACGACCGAGATCGACGTGCCGTTCATCGGCAAGGGCGACGAGGTCCAGGGCAACGAGGACGGCGAGCAGCTCGTCGCCAAGCGCAACACCTTCCACCCGCCCGTTCACCCGGGCTGCAACTGTCAGGTGGTGCCCGTCGTATGACCGACTCCGAGATCGAGCAGGGCCACTGCGCGCGATGTCTCGCCGCCGCAGAACGCGGCCCCTCCGGCGCCTGGTGGCACGTGGCGCGCGAGAACTCCTGCCGCCGTATGGACGCCCGCTTCGTGCCCGCGGGGCCTGAACGACGCCAGCAGCCTCGGTCGCCGCGCGACCGGCAGATACGAGACCCCGGGAGGAACCGATGAAGGTGAAGGACCTGCGTGGCCGCCACTACACGAGAGGGTTCGTCCAGCGCGCCGACGACGCCGGCGACGCCGAGACGGACATGGGCAAGCCGCTGCCCATCGTCGCCGCCACGGCCGGCCGCAAGGCCGACGGCCTGAACCTCCTCATGGACGGAGTGAACCTGGAGCGCTTCCAGTCCAACCCCGTCATCGGCTACGGGCACTCGTACTGGGGCCGCGAGGGCCTGCCCAAGGGGCGCGGCGAGGACACCCGCGTCGACGGCGACCAGTTGCTGATGAACGTCGTCTTCGACCAGGGCGACGAGTTCGCCCGGGACATCGAGCGCAAGTACCGCGGCCGGTTCATGAACGCCTTCTCGATCGGCTTCGACGTCCACGACATCGCCGACGACGGCACCGTCAAGTCGTGGGAGCTGTATGAGGTATCCGCAGTGCCGCTGCCCATGGACCCCAACGCGCTCGTCGCCGACGGCCGCGACGCGCACCTGGCCCTCGCCCGGGCCCTCGGCCTCGACCAGCGGGGCACGGCCGCCGACGCCTTCGCCCAGGCCGTCATGGAGCAGCTCGGCGGGCTCGACATCGGCGCCCTGCGCGCAGGCGCGGTGCTGTCGAAGAAGAACAAGCAGCTCGTGCAGAACGCCGTCGACGCGCTCAGCGAGCTCCTCGACGCCGCCGGCAGCGACGACGAAACCGGCGACGACGGCCGCAGCATCGACCCCGAGATGTACGGCCGGGCCCTGCGCCTGGCCGGCATCTCGGCCTGAGTTTTCCGCCCCCGCGACAACGGGCGGCACAACCTAACTCCCAGGAGGGGACGGAAGCATGACCACTCTCGCGATCCGCTCGCTGAAGCAGAAGCGGACCCAGCTCGGCCAGGAGGCCCAGGCGATCATGGAGGAGGCCACCAAGGCCTCCCGCTCCATGACGGCCGAGGAGAACGAGAAGTTCGACCGGATCATGGTCGAGCGCGACGAGATCGACGCGACGATCGAGCGGGCCGAGCGCCTGATCGACGACGTCCGCGACGACATCGATGATCTCCCGGACGACAACAACCGGCCTGGCGGCCGCGCCGCGCGCGAGGAGGTCGAGGCCCTGCGCGCCTACTTCGGCGGCAACCGTAACCTCACCCCGACGCAGGCCCGCGCGCTCAACGCCGGCAACGACGTCGACGGCGGGTTCCTCGTCATGCCGGAGCAGTGGGTGGGCCAGCTCCTGGAGGCCGTCGACGACGCCACCCCGCTGCGCGGCTTGGCCACCACCTACCAGCTCACCACCGCCGAGGCTCTCGGCGTGCCGACCCGTGACAGCGACCTCGACGACGCCGAGTGGACCAGCGAACTGGAGACCGGCAGCGAGGACGACGGCCTGCGGTTCGGCAAGCGCGAGCTGCGTCCGCACCCGCTCGCCAAGCGGGTCCGCATCAGCCGCAAGCTCCTGCGGGCCGCGGCCCTCAACCCCGAGGCCCTCGTTCGCGCACGCATGGCCTACCGGTTCGCCACCGCGCAGGAGAACGCGTTCATGACAGGCGACGGCAACGAGAAGCCGCTCGGCCTGTTCACCGTCGGCAACTCCACGCTGGGCGGCATCACCACCAGCCGTGACAAGCAGATCCCCACCAGCGGCACGGGCTTCGTCAACAACTCGACGAGCGGTTACTCCGCCGACGCGCTGATCGACGCCAAGTACTTCCTGAAGGCGCAGTACCACCGCAACGCGCAGTGGCTGTTCCACCGGCTGATCCTCGCCGAGGTCCGCAAGATCAAGGACGCCAACGACCAGTACATCTGGCGGGCCGGCATCAGCGCCGACCAGGGCGACCTGATCCTCGACCTGCCCTACATTCTGTCCGAGTTCGCGCCGTCGACCATGACGGACAACGACTACATCGGGATGCTCGGCGACTTCTCCTACTACTGGATCGTCGACGCCCTCCAGTTCGAGGTGCAGCGCCTGGTCGAGTTGTACGCGACGTCGAACCAGATCGGGTTCATCGGCCGGCAGGAGTCAGACGCCATGCCAGTCATGGAGGAGCCCTTCGTACGGCTCCAGTCCAACGACACCGTCGCCTGATCCGACGGGCACCCCGACCACAACCCTACGGCCCCATACAGGGCCGGGAAGGAACGCGCGATGCGCCAGGATCTCGCCAACCACATCAACCCCACGTACAGCCTCCTGCCGGCCTCCCGCAACGCCACGGCCAACGGGACCGGCGTCGACCTCGCGGGCTTCGACGCCGCGGCGATCGTCATCGAGGCCGGCGCCGCCGGCGGCACCACCCCGTCCTTCACGTTCGAGGTGCAGGACAGCGACGACAACAGCACTTTCACGGCCGTGTCCTCGGACTTCCTGGAGGGCACCGAGCCGGTCATCACGGCTAGCAACAGCATCACCAAGATCGGGTACCACGGCATCAAGCGCTACGTGAGGGTCGCGATCACCGCGGCGACCGGCACCACCCCGACGCTGCTGTGCTCGGCGCTGGTCATCCGCGGCAAGGGCCGGGTGAAGCCGTGACCAGGGTCCGCTTCGAACGCCGCATGGCGAGCCCCACCCACAGCGCCCGCCCGGGCGACATCCTTGACCTGCCGGCAGCCGAGGCCGCTCAGCGCGTCGAGTCCGGACAGTGCACGTACGTCGACGCCCCGGCCGCCCTGGGCGACTCCGGTGAGGATCCTGCCACCGCACCCCCGGGTGACGCGCCGGCGGTCGACCTGCACGAGATGACCGTTGCTCAGCTCAAGGAGTACGCCACCGGGCATGAGATCGACCTCGACGGCGTCAGCAAGAAGGCCGAGATCCTCGACCGGATCACCACGGTCCTTGCCCAGCGCGAGGCCGAGGCCGAGGAGAACGACGGCGACGACCCCACCACCGAGAGCGGCGGCCCGGACGGCGGGGAGGGCGGTTGATGGCCTACGCCACAGCCGAGGAGTTCCGCCTGTTCATCCGGCACAACGGCCCGTTCACCGAAGAGGAGACGGCGCAGGCGGAATTCCTCCTCGACCTGGCGGGCGCCTGCATCGAGGAGGCGACCGGCCAGTCCCTGGAGCTGGCCACCGACACGCTCGTCCTGGACGGCGCCGGCGGCCGCAAGCTGGTGCTGCCGCGGTGGCCGGTCACCGCGGTTGCCTCGGTCACGCTGCTGAAGGACGCCGGTGACGACGAGGTCCTCACCTTCGGCGCGGACCACGACTACACGTGGTCCGCGGCCGGCACCCTCACCCGCGTCGGAGCCTGCTGGCCCGAGGGCGACCGCGCGATCGAGGCGGTCGTCACCGCGGGCCTGGTCTCCTTCCCCATGTCGCTGAAGCGGATCGCGATGCGGCTGTGCGCGGCGCCCTGGAGCAACCCGAACAACCTCTCCTCGGAGACCCTCGGGGACCTGTCCCGCTCCTACAACACGGCCACCGACATCGGCATGGAACTGTCCAACAACGACCGCAAGCTCCTGGGCGCCTACGCCGCGCGGACGCAGTCGTGACCGGCCCGATCACACACCTGCTCAACCGCACGCTTCAGGTGTGGCGGCCGGTGTCCTCGCCGGACGGGTACGGCGGGCAGACCACCACGCTCGTGCTGCAGCCCGCGCCGGTCGCCGCGAAGGTCGACCAGCCATCCGCCTCCGACCGGCTGCTCGCCGCGCAGATGAGCAGCGAGCACAGCCACGACATCTACCTCCAGCCGTCCGCTGACGTACGCCGTGGCGACGAGCTGCGCGGCGAGGGCACGGGCGAACACTGGCGGGTGCTCGGCGTTGTCGCCCCGTCCACGCCCGTCTACCGCAAAGCCCAAGCCCAGCTCATCCAAGGAGAAGGGGAGCCAGATGGCTGACCTGACGACGACCAAGATCTCTGTTGCCGCGGGCATCCTTGATCTCGCGGCTCAGGCGACCGCCGCGGCGGTGGGAGGCGACACCGCGGAGGTCGGCCCCCGAAGGTTCCTGTATGTCAACAACGGCAGTGGCGGCAGTATCACCGTCACCCTCGCCACTCCAGGCACCGTGTCCGGCCTCGCGGTCGCCGACCCCACCTACGCCATCGCCGCGGGCAAGGCGGGGTTGATCCCGCTGGCGGGTGTCTTCAGAGGGTCGACTGGTCGCGCGGCCATCACCTACAGCGCCGTGACCACCGTCACGGTCCGCCCGTTCGAACTGCCCGCCTGATGGCCGACGACCAGGAGCGGCCGCCGCTGCCGCGCGATCCTCTCGAACACCGTCAGGAAGCGGAACGTCTCCTGTCCCGCCGAGCCGATCTGGCTGGTGTGCATGCGTTGCTGGCGATCGCCGGCGAACTGGCCCAGATCCGCCGCCTGCTAGGGAAGAGGTGATCTGATGGCACGCCCGTCCCGGGCCCGCGTCACGGTCACTGGTATAGCGCGGCTGAAGAGGCGGCTGGAGGATCTGCCTGATGAGATCAGGCAGGGGCTCGCCAAGGGGGTGCAGAAGTCGGCGGAGGCCATCGCCGAGGACGTGGCCCGCAACGTGCCGGTCGACGTGAGCGGCCGGGACAGCCACCACCTCAAAGACACCGTCGACATCCGTTACCGCGAGGACGGTCTGATCGCCGAGATCGGCTGGTTCGACCAGCAGGACTACTACGCCGCGTTCGTCGAGTACGGCACCCGCCGCCAGGCCGCGCAGCCGTCCCTGGGCCCGGCGCTGCAGCGTGAGCGCGGCCGCTACGCGGGACGGCTGACCGACGAGGTACGGGCAGTCCTGCGGTGAGCGCCCCCGTTCCCGGCCTGGCTGCACTGCCCACCCAGGCCGGCATCCGCGATGCGTTGCTCGCCGATGCGCCGCTCATGGACTTGATCAAGGGCGTTTTCGACTGGGTCGAGGAGAAGCAGCCCTACCCGTACATCGTCATCGGTGAGGCGGTGGAGACCCCCGCCAACGCGCATGACCGGTACGGCTCCGAGGTGCTGGAGACCTTGCACATCTGGGACCAGAACCGCGGCTTCGCCACGAGCCTCACGATCGCGGCCCGTGTGCTGCAGGTCCTGGACCATACGCCGCTGGCCATCGAGGGCCACGTTCACCGGTGGACGCGTTTCGTTTCCTTGCAGACGCTCCGGGACCCAGAGCCGCCGGGCGACATCCGGCATGTGCCGATGACGTTCCGCGTCGGCACCGAGGTCGCCCCCGTATAACCGTTCGATCCAGGACCGGCCATGAGCGCCGGGCAATCTCAGAAGGATGGGAGACCATGGCCGGTCTTGACGCATTCGGTACCCAGCTCAAGCGTGACTCCACCGGCGCCGGCGCCTTCGTGACCGTCGCCAATGTCTCGGACGTCTCCGGTCCCTCGCGGTCGCGTGAGGCCATCGAGGTCACCGCCCACGACTCCCCGGATAAGTACCGGGAGTTCGTCAAGGGCCTCAAGGACGGCGGCGAGGTCGAGATCACCATCAACTACGACCCCGGCGACGTCAGCCACCAGGCGCTCGATGACGACTTCGAGGAGGACGATCTGCGCGCCTACCAGGTCGTCATTCTCCCGGGGAAGGCCGACGAGCACACCTGGGACTTCTCCGGGCTGATCACCAGCATCGGAGACGAGTTCCCGCACGACGACAAGATGGAACGGACCGTCACGTTCAAGGTATCCGGCAAGCCCGTGCTGACCGCGACCGGCGCCTGACGAGAACGGGGAACAGAACATGGCACTGCTGACGAAGGCGCAGATCAACTCCGCGGTGGACCGGAAGTGGGAGGACGTGCCCGTGCCCGAGTGGGGCGAGGGCGCCATGGTCCGTCTCATGGAGTTGTCGGCCGCTGACCGGGGCTACCTCGAGGCTGGCGGCGTCGTCGCCAACGGCCAGAGTCCGCAGCTGCGGATCGAGTCGCTCAAGACGTACCGCGAGAAGCTGGTGGCGTTCGGGATGGTGGATGAGAACTTCGAACGTCTCTACACCAACAAGGAGATCGGCGAGCTCAGCAAGAAGTCTGGTGCGGTGATCGAGCGGCTGGCAGCCAAGGTCCAGGAGCTGTCGCGCATGGGCCGGTACGCCGTGAAGGAAGCGGAGGGAAACTCCGACGCCGCCCCGAGCGGCTCTTCCGTTTCCGACTAGCAGAGCACCTCGGGATGACGGTGGCCGACCTGGACTCCCGTCTGGGTTCGGCCGAGCTGACCGAGTGGATGGCCTTCGAGAAGATCACCGGCCCCCTCGGCAGGCGCCGGCACGACATCCAGGCGGCGACCATCGCGGCCACCATCGCCAACGCCAACCGGGGCAAGGGCGGCAAGCGGTTCACCGTGCAGGACTTCCTGATTCCTTACGGGACCGAACGGAAGGGGCCGGAGGAAATGTTGGCAGCCATCCGCGGCATCAACAGGTCGCTGGGGGGTGAGGAGCGTGGAAGACGTCAAGATTGAGATCGCCGCGGACATGGGCAACACGTCCGCAACGATCAACGACGCAGCGGACGGGCTCGACAGAATAGGCGACGCGGCCGGCACTGCCAGCAGCGACCTCGGCCAGGCGGACAACCAGGCCGGCGGCCTGGCCAGCACCATGGACAAGGTCGGCGTCGGAGCCCTCGGAGCCGCGGGCGCCTTCGCCAGCATGGGCGACATCGTCAACGGCGCCGTCGACCTGTGGAACACCGGAGAGCAGCGGGCCGACGACCTCGCACGTGCGCAGAACGACGTGGCCCAGGCCGCGCTCGACGTCAAGCAGGCCAACCAGGACATGAGGCAGTCCCAGATCGACGCCAACCAGGCGCAGATCGACGGCACCCAGTCCGGCATCGACCTCAAGCAGGCCCTGCTGGACCAGAAGGTCGCCCAGAAGGACTACAACGACGCGGTCAAAGAGTTCGGCCCCAACTCCCTGGAGGCGCAGCAGGCGCAGATCGACCTGGCCCAGGCCGACGCGGACGCCAAGCAGGCCAAGCTCGACGGTAAGCAGGCGACCGAGGACTACAACCAGGCCCAGCTCGACGGCAAGCAGGCCGCCATTGATGCCAAGAGCGCGCAGGTCGACCTCAACGAGGCCCAGCGCAACCAGGTCGGTGCAGGCGTCTTGGGCGGCTGGGTCGCCACGATTTCGCAGGTCGGCACCGCGCTGTTCGGCCTTATCGGCATCTTCGCCCTGTTCGGGGCTGGGACCGTCGCCACCGCGGCCACCGCTGTCGGTTCGGCCATCGCCACGGCCGCGGCGTGGGTGGGTTCCTGGATCGTCATGGCCGCGTCCGCCAGTGTGAGCGCGGTCACCATGGCGGCTGCGTGGCTGTTCTCCATCTGGCCGATCGTCCTGGTCGTTGCGGCTGTCGTCGGCCTGGCCATCGTCATCGTCAAGAACTGGGACACCATCACCGCCGCCGTCGGTGATGGCTGGCAATGGCTGGTGAAGAACGTGTTCAACCCGATCGGCCGCTTCTTCACTTCCACCATCCCCGGATGGGTCGGCGCCGGTGTGGGATGGATCCAGGACAAGTGGAACGGGATGATCGGCTGGTTCGCCGGCATCCCTGGCCGCCTGGCCCGGGCCGGCAGTGGCATGTGGGAGTTCATTACAGGTGGCCTGACGGGCGCCCTCAACACGGCCATCAGCATCATCAACGACGGCATCTTCTTCATCAACGACAACCTGATCGCCAACGCCAACCGCATCCCCGGCGTGGACATCCCATGGATCCCCTACATCCCCTACCTCGCCGAGGGCGGCATCACCACCGGGCCGACCCTGGCCATGATCGGTGAAGGCCGGGAGCAGGAAGCCGTGCTCCCCCTGAGCAAGCTCCAAGGGCTGCTGAACACCATGGGCGGCAACCGACAGGTCAACGTCCAGATCAACGGAGGCCCCTTCCGGGAGTACCTCCAGGCCGAGGTCCGTACCAAGGCCGGTGGAGATGTGAACCGCTACGCCGGAGGTAACTGATGCCCAGCCTGCCACCGCCCATGTGGGCTGAGCTGTCCTACAGCGGCGCCTGGCACGACATCACCGAGGGCCTGCGGGCGACCACGTCCACGTCGCAGGTGACCGTGACCCGCGGCCTGTCCTCGGAGTCCTCCTCCGAAGCAGAGCCGACCAGCTGCACCTGTGACCTGGACAGCCGGGACACCCGGTACGCCCCCCGCAACCCCACCTCGCCGCTGTACGGGCTCATCGGCCGCAACACCCCGTTCCGGTGGGGGTACACGGTCGGCTCGCCGTGGGCGCAGATCACCGGCGGCACGGCTGCGCTGATCACCGCCGACCGTGCCAGCCTGGCCGTCACCGACCTGGACCTGCGCATCGACGTGGCACTGGAGGACTGGGGCGCGCAGGCGCAGCTGGCGTCCCAGTTCAACAGCCCCACCCGCGCCTGGTCGCTGCTGGTGGCCGGCACCGGACACCTGAACTTCATCTGGTCGCCCGACGGGACGCTCACCAACCGGATCGACCAGTTCTCCACGGTGCCGATCGCGGGCTACAACGGACAGCGGATGGCCATCCGGGTCACCCTGGACGTCAACAACGGGGCCGGCGGGTACGAGCTGCGGTTCTACACCGGCCGGACCGTGGACGACACGGAATGGCAGCTGCTCGGGGACCCGATCGTGGGCGGTGCCCCGACCGCCATCGCCAACGGCACGGGCTCCCTGACCCTGGGCTGGTCCCCCGTCTGGGGGACACCTGGCATGACCGGGAAGCTGTTCGCGTTCAAGCTGCTCAACGGCATTAACGGCCCCACGGCCATCTCCATGCGGACGTCGGACGCCACACCAGGCGCGACGTCGTTCTCGTCCGGCGGCGCCACCTGGTCCCGCGACGGCGGCGGCCTCGTCCTGACCAACCGGCACGTGCGGATGGCGGGGGAGGTCCCCGCCTGGCCGCCGACCCGCGACCTGTCCGGCAACGACAACTATGTCTCCATCACACCGGCTGGCTTGCTGCGGCGGATGGACGCAGGGAACAGGCCACAGGACTCCACCCTGCTGCGGTTCATCAAGGCGCACCAGCCGATCGAGTGCTGGCCCCTGACCGACGGGCCCCAGTCCACCTACGGCCGATCCCTGGTCGGCGGGCAGCCGATACTCCAGCGCATCAACGCCGGACTCGGGGACGTGGCAGGCGAGTGGCAGCAGGGCCGCCTCGCCGACTGGATCGAGCCGGTTATCAGCATCAAGGCAAACACGACCGGCGAGCTGCGCGGGACGTTTCCGCGCAGGTCGAGTGCGAACGCTGAATGGTCGCTGGATCTGTTCCTGTCCGGCGGCGGCACCCCCACCGCAGGGACGTGGCAGATCGCCGACTTCGGCTCAGGCACCGACAGCAACCCGCAGCACCGCATCCTGATCATCTTCACCGGCAGCCTGGACCAGCTGACCGTCATCCGGGAGACCTACACCGCTGACACGTCCAGCTCCGCGCTGCTGGCCAACATCGCAGGTGTCGGCATCTACAACGAGCAGCCGCACCACCTGCGGCTGACCATCGACCCCACCTCCCCGAACACGCTCTGGTCCGTCTACGTCGACGGGACGCTGCGCGGCGACGGCACGATCTCCGGCATCGTGATGCGGGGTGCCGCGGCGATGAACCTGGGCTGGGGCTACTCGACCATCCGCGGCACCACGATGAGCGACCGCTCCTTCGGCTACATCACCTACTGGGACGGCACCGGCCCGTCCGCTGAGGAGATGTACGCCGCCTACCTGGGCTGGCAGGGAGAGAGGGCCGGTGCCCGCATCGAGCGGCTCGCCGCCGAGGGCGGCTACATCGCCAGCGTCGCGGGCGAGGAAGACCAGCAGCAGCGCATGGGCATCCAAGGCCAAAAGAGGCTCCTGGAGCTGCTGAACGAGGCCTCCCAGACCAACTTCGGGTACCTGCTCGACGCGCGGGACCGAGCCGAGGTCATCCACCGCGGACACTCCACCCTGTGGAACCAGACCCCGGGCCTGACCCTGAGCTTCGCGGCCGGCCTCATCAGCAGCCCGTTCCGTCCGGTCGACGACGACAAACTCACCGAGAACGACGTCAGCGTCAAACGCGAGTACGGCTCCTACCCGGCCACCGCGATCCTCGAGGACGGGCCGCTGTCCGTACTGCCACCCGAAGAGGGAGGCGTGGGCCGGTACGACACCTCGGCCACGTACAGCCTCGACACCGACGACCAGGCCGTGCACGTGGCCGGCATGCGCCTGCACCTGGGCACCTACGACGGCGTCCGCTACACGCGGCTGACGCTGAACCTGGCCAACGCGAGGGTGTTCGAGCTCATCGACGACATCTTGCGCCTGGACGTCGGTGACAAGATCCGGCTGACTAACCTGCCGCCGGACCACGGGCCGGACGCCGTAGAGGTGCTGATCGCCGGATATACCGAGGACGCCGGCCCGGGCGGCTGGACCATCACCTTCAACTGCGTGCCCGCAGAGCCGTGGACCGCGGCCGTCCTCGACTCCCCCACCTACGGGCGCCTCGACACCGGCGGAAGCCACCTCACCTCGGCAGTGTCCGCGTCGGCGACCAGCGTGCCCGTCACCACCACCGGCGAGACACCGTGGGTGGACTCCGCCAACTGGGCCTCGGAGTTCCCCTTCGACGTGCGCACCGGCGGCGAGGTCATGCGCGTGACCGCCTGCACCGGCACCGGCACGGCGCAAACTTTCACCGTGGTGCGCGGCATCAACGGCATCACCAAGGCCCACGCCGCAGGCCAGGACATCCGCCTGGCCCACCCCGTCTACATCGCCCTGTAGGAGGTGCGCCATCGCTATCGTGCCCGCCGGCGGGCGGCTGACCGCCGACCGGTTCAACGCCGAAGTTCCAGGCCCCTGGCGCAACGTCACGTTCAACAACTGGCAGCAGGGCGGCCTGACATACGCCCCGCTGCGGGTGCAGCAGTACGGCCAGCGCGCACGGCTGGACGGCCACGCCCAACCCAGCGCCTCCTACAGCGGCAACCAGATCGCCTTCACCGTTCCGGAAGACCTCGCGCCCCAGTATCAGCACTACTTCAACGCCATCCGGATCACCTCCGGCACGCCAACACAGGTCGGCCTCATCGTGTCCAACAGCGGCACCGTGACCGTGTACTCCTCCACCACGATCGGAACCACCGACCGGTTTGATTTCTCGTTCATCGACTGGCCGCTCGACTGACCAGCCCACACTGCTCCGTAGACCCCGGCTGGGCACTGGCCGGGGCTTTCTTCTGCCATGGGAGGCATCATGACGCTGGTCACCCGCGCCAACTGGGGTGCGCGCCCGCCTCGGTACGAGCTCGCGTACATCGCGTCCACCGGTGGCGTGAAGATCCACTATGAGGGCACGTATGTGCCCAAGTCGCTGGCGGCCGCCGACGCGCACGGCACGTGTGCCGGCCATATGCGGGACCTGCAGGCGAGCCACCTCGCCAACCGGCAGGAGGACTACAGCGACATCGCCTACAACGCCGTCGTCTGCCCGCACGGCACGATCTACGAGGGCCGCGGCCCACACCGGAAGACCGGCGCGAACGGCAACTCGACGCTCAACGCCCGCGACTACGCGGTGTGCGCCATGCTCGGCAACTCCGGCCTCGTCATCCCCCCGGACGCCATGCTCGACGGCCTGGTCGACGCCATCACCTGGCTGCGGAACAAGGGCGCCGCCGGCAAGCGCGTGGCCGGGCACCGCGACGGGCACCCGACCGCCTGCCCGGGGGACCGCCTGTACGAGTGGGTGCGGGGCGGTGCCGTACGGCCAGGCGGTGAGAGCCCGCAGGGCGGCACCGAGGGCGAGGTGCCCGGGTCGGGGATCGCCCGCTACCAGGTCACGATCAACGGCCTGCGCTACGGCTACGGCGCGAAGGGTGCGCACGTCACCGCGGTCGGTAAGGAGCTCGTCCGGCGTGGGTTCGGCCGGCACTACGAGGTGGGGCCTGGGCCCGAGTGGACGGACGCCGACACCCTTAACTATCAGGAGTTCCAGCTGGCCATGGGCTACACCGGGACAGCGCCGCACGAGGACGCCGACGGCGTGCCGGGCGAGGTGAGCCTGCATCAACTGCTCGGCAAGTTGCCCGGCAAGACGACGGCCAGCACGGTGCCGCCGTTCCCTGGCCGGTCCGCGTTCATCCTCGGCCGGACCAACCCCGCCGTCGTCACCCTCGACGGCGGTCTGATCCGTAAGGGATTCACCCGCCACCACGACGGCAACGGCTACCAGGCCGGCCCTCGATTCACCGAGTACACCCGCCGCAACCTGGCCGAGTTCCAGCGCGCCACCCCAGCGCTCGCCGGTGACGCCGACGGCTACGCCGGCCCCGTCACCTGGCGGCTGCTGCTCTCCTGAAAGGACGATCATGCAGGGCAACTTCTTCATCAGCGCGATGCGCACCCTCGTGCCGCTTGGCGTAGGCCTGGTCCTCTCCCTGACCGGGCGCCTCGGTATCCCCGTCGATTCTCAGCAGGCAGCCCTGGTGGTCCTCGTCATCCTGGCCGGCGCCTACTACCTGCTGCTGCGTGGGCTGGAGTGGCTGGCCGACCGGCTGGCGTGGCGGCCCCTGCGCTTGGCCGCGGGGGTCCTGCTGGGCTGGGCTCAGCCCCCGTCGTACGACACCGGCGACCTGCCACACATCAGCTCTGAGGAGCTCGCCGCGCTCAGGCGGAGGGCTCTCGGCGAGGGCGACGCGAGATAGCAGCCGCACGGATAGGGGAGCCCCTTGGACGCCACCGTCCTGACAACCCTCGGCAGCCTCCTGGTCGGCGTGGGTGCCGTCGTCGGCGGGCTGGTGGCGTACCTGGGCAAGCGCGGGGAGAACGCACTGACCGGCTACAGCAGCCTCACCGACAACCTGCAGGAAGAACGCGACAGGCTAGACACAAGGGTGCGGGAGCTGCTCGCCGAGCAGGCCGAGCAGTCCGCGCTCCGTGCCGCCGACCAGGCCGAGATCGCCCGACTACGAGCCATGATCATCCACCTCGGAGGACACCCGTGACCCGACCCGAGCGGGCTCTCGCCCGCCGCTGGCGGCCGCTGGCGCTGATGTGCTGGCTGGTCGCCCTGTCCGGCGCGGTCGTCCTCATCTGGGCGCGGATCGACGCCGAGACCCAGCGTGCTGACACCCTCGCCGCCGAAGCCGACCGACGCGGCGAGGCTGTCAGCACCCTGGCCGGTGACGTGCGGATCCTGCGCGCGCAGGTGCAGGCCTCCGGCGCTACCCCCCGGGTGCCGGATCCCAGCGCCGCCGTCGACGACCTCGACGAGCGCACGCGCGTACCCGTGCCGGTCCCCGGACCTCTAGGGCCGAAGGGCGACCCGGGCGACCCGGGCCCTACGATCACGCCGTCCCCCGGACCGCAAGGGCCGCCGGGCCAGGACGGTGACGACTCCACCGTCCCCGGACCTGCCGGCCCCCCGGGTGCACCTGGTGCCGACTCGACCGTGCCGGGGCCGTCCGGCCCGCCGGGCAGGGACGGACGCGACGGCGCGTCGGGGCCGCCCGGGCAGCCGCCGGCCGGCTGGACCTTCACCCATGGCGGCATCACCTACACCTGCACACCCGTCGACGGCTTCGACCCGGACGCCCCCCGTTACCGGTGCGACGCCCCCGACGAGCCGGCACCGGGCAGCGAACCCCCGCCCAACCCGCTGGCGGCCGCCCTCGACCCGAACCGCCGCCAGTACCCCTGACAGCACAGCGCCCCCTGTCCAGCCCACTATGGGCTGGACAGGGGGCATCGTTCCTGTGCAGACCAAGAGCGAAGCCTAGGCGGGCGGCAGAGGGAACAGCCCCTCCCCGCCGTAATCGTATGGTTCATCCACCCAGACGCCTCTGTACTCCTCCGGGACAGCGAACGCCTTGATGTCCCGGCTGAGGAACACGTCGGCCTCGGCAAAAACGGCGGTCGCCATGTGGACGGCGTCCATCCCCTTGATCCGCGGGCGATCGATGCTGATGTCCCTGGCCAACAGGCCGATCCGTCGAGTCACGTCGACGAGCGCGATGTAGGGCTCCTGCAGCAAGGTGCGGATTCTTTGCTCAGCCTTAGGATCGTGGGGTCCGTTGCTGTGCCCTCGGGCTTCGGCGAGCATCACCGTGGAAGCGATGAGCTGCACTTGTCGCCGCCTGGCTGCTAGCAGCCAGG